GATCGCAAGGCTTGCATAATTGTAGCACGCTCTTCCTTTCTTGCCAAGAGAAGATAATGATGGATTATTCCTTTTAGTTGTTCTTTAAATAATTTTGCTTGTTGTTTTAGATGTGGAGGTGCATCTTCTGACACGCTTGCAATTTTTTCTACGGCTAAATCTGCTATCTGTTCGTTGTTTAAACCACCTTGTTCTGAGGTTTTTACAACCACACTTCCTAATTGTGATACATTCACGTTAAACATCATTTTTCTCCTCGTAAGTTACACCTGGTATATCTTCTCTTCCAATTAAGTTAGGTGTTGCATCTAAAGGCTCTGGTGGTTCTAATTTTGATCTTCTTGTAATTACCAAATTGCCTTCAGATACAGTTGAAACCAGAGGATTATCTAATCTATGATAACCATAAAGTTTTTGATCTTTTGGTACGTTGGTGTCTAACAACGAAGAATTATGAGCAACATTAATTTTAATTCCTTTTGTTGTTGCTAAAGCCAGCCAAAATTCACAACATCCTCTACCAGCTTCTGCAAAAGCAATATGCTTATGAGTAAAATCTATACCAAACAAATGTAATTCTTTTACTTTTTCTGCTATTGCATAAGCTATTGCATAAGCAACAGTATTATTTAAATAAGCGTAGCCAGTTTTTTTTAGAACCTCTTGTAGTGGAAACTCAACGACATCTGGACATCTTTTGTCTAAAGTACAACTGAAAATTGGAACACCTAATTTTACTTTAAGTCTATCTGCCATAATATTTGTCTGTTTACCAGCGTTTGGCGTATCAAGAAACCTTGATGGAGGATCCATCATAAAACACTTATCGTGATAAATAACTCCAGAGATAGAGTTGATTGCCCATACCTCATCAAACTTTTCACTTCTTATTTTTGCCATTATATATTCGGAACAGCTATTGCCTAGACCGACAATAGCAATACTTTTATTTTTCATTTTGCTACCTTTTTATTGATTTGGAACTTTTACTAATCCCTCCCTATAAGCATCTGTATTTTCTTTAGCCTCAGCATATATTTTTAATCTGCTAATCGCCTCAGTAAATCGAGCTGTATAAAGTTGTAATAAATCGTTTTCACCTTTCATGAATGTATATGCTTCTATAAGTGTTGCATATAACAAAGCATCTGGTGCATTTGTACTAATCCATGTTGACCCAGAATCATCAGTCGTTAAAGAAGCTGGTCTATAATAATAATGAACTTCAACATTAAAATTACTATTAGGAGTGGGTGCTATGATAAAATTATTAACATCAAAAGAGGCATAAAACCTTGGTGTTCCCGTGCTACTAGGATTAGGGTGAAATTCTTGTAAATAATTAACATCTTTTTGTAGCAAAAAAACATTTTCACTGCTTGAGTTTACAAATGATAAAGAAAAATTAGCTAACCAATCTGATGGTTTTTGCAAAAATTTATTGCCACTCGTCATTACACCTGTAACATTTTTTCTAAAGTATTCTAAGTCAACAACCTTGAATATTCTCTCTTCTGCATTTTGTATAAAAAAAGGTATCTCTGCTACAAAAGTGCTTTCATCATTCTGTGTCCATTCTTGAACTGATGCTGTAAGTGTTGTTAATGTAAAACTCATGATGTACTCACTGTTACTGTTCCAACGGAACCTGTAGCACTAAATGATGTTAACAACGTGCCAAGGTTTCCAAGTCCAGTATTAGTATAAACTATAAATTTTTTATTGTCATCTTTAACATCAGGTCTTGCATCTCTAATAGCCTCTAAGTCTGTTCTAATTCTAGGTGGAGTAAGTTGTGGATGTTTTTCTTCATATTCGTCATAGCCAACAATAGAACCATTCCACTCTTTTCTCATATCTTTTATTCTATACCTAAATCCAGATCTATCAGATATTCGATAAGCGTATTTACCTTTAGCAAAAGCCATTAGCCAACCTTATAATACGAGAGTTGTGGATTTACTTGAAATGCAGATCTATCTCTATCTTCTGCCATAGCTCTTTCAAACTCTTCTTCATAGACTGTTTTTAGCAGTTGTATTCTATCAGGTGCTCTTTTCATTGCTATGTAATAAGCTAGTCCAGCAGTCAAACATGGAAAAAATCTGAATGGTATTTCTAATGTGTTAACTTGTGTATCAGCATCTTGCATTCTTGTTAGTGCATCATAAACCAACACATCTGTGCTATTTGTCTATCTAAAAAATATTGAGTCGGTCTTCCAGTAGTTGATTTAGTAGGTATGTTTATATAAGTATCTCTACTTATTCTACTCATACTAAAATCAGTCGTTCCACGTTTTACAACAACAGATAAAACATCAATAATGTCTGTCCCTAAACTATACTCTGTGCTATCGGCTGTAAGTGCTTGTGTTCTTTGTTCAATAGTCCATTGGTTCAAGCCACGATTTGCCCATTCTGCCAGCATGATATTCATAGAACGTCTAGCTGTTTGCAAATCGTAGCCTGTTCTAGCTTCTAAGCCACATCTCTCAAAAGCTTCTTCAATGTATTCTGCAACATCTAACTCAAAATTTGTGGAACTAGAAGTTGCCATTAGGCTTTACCACCTTTTTTCATCTTCTTCATAGCCATTCCACCGCCACGCATTTTTTTAGCCATACCGCCACCACGCATTTTTTTTGGTTTCATAGCCATGCCGCCACCTCTCATTTTTTTTACTTTGCCACCTTCCATCATTTTTTTAGCAGCATTTTTTAATTGATCGCCCATAGCCATCATTTTTTTAGGACTCATTGCCATACTTCACTCCTTTTAAGATTATTATAGTATTGTTGCCTTTGCTCATAAATATCTTCAACATTATAGTTACTATAATATTTATCATAATAACCAAGTTTCTTCAATTTATTTGCACTCTCTTGTAGCTTTGTTAATCGTTGAACGAATATCAAAGCATATTCTTCCTTTACAATTTCTGCAAATGTACCATCGTCAATGAGTTCATTTACATCATCGTCAGGGTGGAATCCCATAATCCAAATATCTTTTTGTTTGTAATCACCTTTATGAATTTTTTCATTTACATTACTTAAATGTTTGTGAAATTTTTCATTATTTTCAAAACACATATCAACAATAATTATTAGATCTTTATTATCTTTAAAACAATCAATTAAGGTATCTAAACAGTAATATGAATGTGTATTTTTAAAAGCAAAACTAACTCTTTTATCTTTCCAAGCAGTTTTTGCAAAAGGACATGAGGGTAAGTTGTTATAATTTTTATTTGGTTTTTCTAAAGCATATCTTGACCATTCACGAATTTCTTCACAAATTTGATCTTCTATGTTTTTATACTCGTCCATTATTTTCTCTTTTTACGCCTTGCAGCAGCTACTCTTCTTGGCTTACCTGCTGGTTGACCTAATCTCTTTTTTTGTGCTATTCGTTTTCTTTTTTCTGACGCAGACATCTCAGATGCAGTTTTTGGAGTTTTACTTGAAATACGTTTGGTAGGTCTGCAATATGGAGTGCCACGTTTTTCACCTTTTTGTCTACCACACTTTTTGCCAGTTCTTTGATCTTTCCAATCTTCTTTAAACCATCGTTTAAGAGCTAAACCAGCTTTTGTCTTACGAACAGCCATTATCTAAACTTTGTTACTTTTCTTCTATTGCTCATAACCACACCACAACCTCGTGCAATATTTGGGTTTTTAGTTTTTCTTTTTCGAGTTTGCTTTGGTACAGATCCACCATTTTTCATTTCAATCAATCCACCTTCAGCTTTTTTCTTAGCTTTCTTGCCACCTTTGCCGTAGTTGGCTGCACCAACTTTTCTACATTTTGCAATGGCTCCACTAGCATAAGCAGATGGAAAAACTCTGTATCGAGCTTTTACTTTATGATAACAAGCGTCTTTAGGCATAATATCTTCCTTTCATTATCTTCCAACAAGTACAAAAAAATTCTCTTTTTTTACATTTGTTACATACCTTAATTGGCTCACCTCTTACGACTTCTCCTTTTTTTAGCGGCACAATGTGCTTTTTGAGAAAATCCACGAGGTCTGGCACAATTGATTTTCCTCTTCCTACTGGCACTCCATTTCCTTTTCTGTGGTGGCTTTGACACTTGTCGTGACATTTGTGCCCTGCCCATAACCATTAAAAAAACTTCTCAAGAACTGCAACACCAATTATTACTCCATATATTCCCCATAAACGGGTATCTAATTTATTTAATTTATTATTAATGCCATCAAATCTAGCATTACATACTGACTCATGTTTTTCCAACATTTTTAATAATTCTTTACTTGTCATTTAACACTTCCATCTTCTTCTTG